GGCGTTTATGAGCTCATCCCGGAATTTCCTGATAGATTTCGTTCCTGCCGTAAGCAGGACATTTACGCCGGTAACGGACCGAGCTCCGAATATTGTCGATAGCGCGGCAGTACGTTGCGCGGTCCCCATGCCTTCAAGACTCTTTTCAAATTGCCCCAAAATATCAACGGCGTCGAGAAAATTACCGCTGGCATCGCGTGTCCGGATATTTAATTTCCGTAAAACTTTTTCCGCCTCTGCACTCGGGGCTGCGAGCCTGAGCATAACATTCCGTAGGCCGGTTCCGGCTGCGGAGCCCTTGACGCCGGAGTTGGCCATGATCCCGGCCATGGATGCGAATGTCTCAAGCGACTGCCCGGCGGAGGTGAATGTCGGTGCTCCGGTTTTAATAGCCTCGAACAAATCCGTCATGCCGGTATTTGTGGACGATATGGTTTTTGCGAGAACATCATTCATCCGGCTAAAATTCTTTTGGAGTTGGATTGTATCCTCAGCCATAAAATTGAATGCGCCAAGACTATCTGCGGCCATGCTGGTTGCCTCTGATAAATCAACCTGGCTGACCGTGGCCAAATCGACTACACCCGGGAGAGAGGCCATTGCTTGACCGGCATTGAATCCGGCAAGAGCTAAGAAATCCAATCCTTCGGCTGCTTGCGCCGCCGTGAATTGAGTAGCAGCCCCAACATCGCGCGCGGTTTTACCGAGCTGCTTTAGAATTTCCTGTCCTTCTTTCGTGGCGAGATTGAGACCTTTGAATTTGGCTGATGCCGATTTAATGGCCTGATCGAAATTAATATATTCTCTGGCTACCAATCCGGTAACGACGCCAAGCGCCGCGATTCCTATCATCGCCACGCGCTTGACGACTCTACTTAAGCCCTCCAGGTTTTTGGAAATGCCTTTTGCGACTTTGGTGGTATGGTCGAAGCCCTTAAAAATTGTCGATATGGTAAAAGTATTAGCCACGTTTCTGCTTACTCCTGACGGACTTCGCCTCTTCCCGGCAAATCAGTTCATGTCCGCGATACCAGAATCGCAATCGGGATAAAGGCATCGACCATATTTCTGACTCTGTGAATCCTGTGAAACGCCCGGCCACACTATAGAGCATTAAATCAAGCGGGGCGGGCATTAGAAAAAAAGCGAGACAAGCGCCCCCATAGTCGAGACATCGCGCGATGCCATGCGATTAACAATCCCGATGGGCTGGTCACATAGTCGGGAAGCAAGATGCAGCGTCCTTGCCATTGCCTCGCTTTCCTTGTATTTGTCCATGACCTTGAGATCCTCAGCGTTCGGCTCATGGAAGACAAGCTCCTCGATCATGCCGCCCGGCGCTTTCTCGGATTCAATGGGCTTTATAAGCTGGAGTCTGACAACGCAGTTTTCCTCATCCGGTATGATGCGCCCCTTTTGCAGTCCGAATAGCAACCGTCTTTTGGATGTTTCAAACGCCTCGCCTTCCGGGTTCACTTCCCACAAATCGATGATCCGCTGCAATTCCTGCTCGGCAACTTCCCTGCTCATTATCTCGCTCATATCTGCTCCAGTTTGGTACCCATGAGCTCGAGGGCGATTGTACCGTCACCGGTAGCCTTTTTCACCTCACCGGTGATTGCGAGACTGCCGGAATATACGATTCCGCTTGCCAGCGTCATCGTCACCGGATTCTCCGAGCCCTCGTTCTGTTTCTCCTGGAGATATTCCAGGTCCTGACGGGTATCGTCTGCAAGTATGGGCAGATCGGTTATGGCGGCCACCTTACGCCTTTGCGTGATGCTCACCTGGCCGTTACCGGCCGGGACCGCTTCGTTTTGGAAACCCCCGATATCCACATTGACGTTGGCATCGCCGCCTTTCACCTCGAATTCACGTCCGGCATAGGTGAATTGCCGGATATCGCCTGCTCTTACGCTCATATAACCCTCCTTATGCGCTCACTGGCGCATAGAAACTCCACTGGATTTTACCGGCGATGATCTTAAGCCCTGCGGCCAATACGTCGGGTATCAAAAGATTGATCCTGCCGGGATTCCCACTGTCGATCTCTGCTATGATCCCGGCGACCACGGCATTACGCTCTTTGGTCAGGGCTTTGGCAACCCAGAGCTCATCGACCAATCGGATCGCATATGCCTTGACCGTTTTGGGTCTGATCGCATAGCTCACACCGGTAACGGCCGCATCGTCAACGACGATTGCCGAGATGAAGGGCTCGCCGAGAAAAAGCTGCTCGACCGAGTAGATTTTCGCCTGGATGTTGCTAACGGTTTCGGTCCAGCGCCAGGAGTCGTCATCCGCCCCGAGATCGTTTAGCGTGCGAGTAGTTGCGAGAGCATCGACGTAGACCGTGCCATCGGAACCTATGCGAAATGTGGATCCGCCCGCCTTGATCACCTGGTCCCGCTGTGCATAGGTCCATTTCTCATCTGCGGTTCCATGCAGAATTCCGGGCAGATAGCCACGATACGGTACGCCCGGGCGCGATTGCCAATTGGCAGCCGCCACCCCTGCGACAGATGCCGCAATTTCTCCGGACAGATTCGGGCTTCCCTCCACAGGCATAGCCGTGGTCCATATGCTGTTGCGGGTATCGAGAAATGTCAGGAAATTGGCCAGTGTATCGACGTAGCCGCAGATCCCGATGAAAGGCCGTTTCACAAGCGGATGAATCCGGGCATCTCCGGCCTCTTCCAGATCGTCGAGCTGGTCATCTGCGGTATAGGGATTTGCGATGATCGTATACCAGGTATCGCCGAGAGCTGCCAGTGCCGTTGCAATGTCGGGATCGGTTGCGCCGCTGGCCATATCTGTGATCACGACTGTCACGCCGGCGGGTTCGTTCAGCTCCTCGGTATCGCCTCCGAGATCGATCTCGATTGTGATGCCGTTGGCCGTGAGTCCCTTCCATTTGCTGGTTATAACCACATCCCCGGAGTCGGCGGCCGCAGTTACCGGTAGATTTACATTTGCGGTTATGGCATCCGCTATCGCCTCGGCGATCACATCGAAAGTATCATCCTTCGCCACCGAGACCCGCACGAGCTTGCCCGCGATGTACAGGCTGATCGTTCCGGATCCTGTTGCCGTCCCCGTCACCGTGATCAAGCCGCTAGCTTCTACCGCTGCGATAGCATCCGGCACCGGCAGCGCGTATAGAGGCACGGTAGCCCGTCCTCGATCTGCGGCCATGGCCATGATGTGCAACATGCTCCCAAGGCCGTACAAATCCGCTGCCTGATCCGCTCCGCCGCTCAAAAGCTTGGGGCAATTATCAGTCGGTGTTTTACCCGAATTGTACTGCCCGATGAGCAGGATTATCTGCGGTATCAACAGGCTTCCGAGAGACCCCCGGACGGCTTTCTGCTCGACAAACACGCCGGGAGCGGCCGCATTTGACGGGACAAATTCGAAATTGACATTGTTCATGTCTCTCCACCTCCATACGAGTAATAAGCATCGAACATGCCGGCATCCACCCGGAGCTCTTCAAGGTTGATTGTCGAAATATCCTCGGGCTGCCATGCATACTCGACCGACACGACCCAGCGCCCGCCGACAATCTGTTCCTCCGGCATTTTCGTATCGGTCTGAAATAAATTGAAGCGCGGCCAGTGTTTGCGCGCGATGATGCCTGCCCCGAATCCGAAATCGGCGTTGATCAATTTGTAAAGCGCATATTTGACCTGGTGCTTGAGATAATAGAGCCTGAGCATTGCATCCTGATCCGAGGGTGCGCTTTCTGCTTCAACTCCGCGCGTATAACAATCGATGTTGATGTCCGCCGTTTCCTGCTCGCAGGTTTTTGTTGACGGATCTTCCGGGGTCAGGGTATCGAGCCAGATATTGACAAGGGGCAATTTGCGGCGCTCTATCGGACGAAGCTGATCGCGCTCGACATAGAATTTAACCGATGCCTGAATAGCCGCCTGCTCCGCGCTGAAAGCGGCAAGTACAGTGACCATTTTATCGATGATCAGGTCATCAAGGCTGCGATCAATTACCGGCATTTCATACCCTCAATATGAGCATCGCCGCTCCATGCGTGCGGTCAAGCGCAGCATAATTTATTTTTCCAGTGACCTCGGCTCCGGTCACATCCGTCGTTGCCACTGTCCATCCTTCCTCGGGAATCACACTTTCGCCGAGCTCGCCTATACGAATCAGGACCGTGGAGCGATTTCCCGGAATCGTCGCGCCTGTGTTCGGATCGATATCCACACCGATACGAAAATACAGACACTTGACGGGATACTCGTTTTCCTCCAAATCGATGAGCGTCGCATCTACCCCGTCCTCATCCAGGATTTCGCCCAGGTCCGACTCGGCCAGCTCGCGGATGTTCAACCTGCTGCTTCCTTGATCGCGGCGATCAGCTCATCCTTTTTCATCGAGTATTCGAGATTAAGTCCGAGCGATTCCGCGAATTCAATAAGCTCCGCCTTTGTCATGTCCTCCAGATCATCGCTCGGCTCTTTCGGTTCTTTCGGTTCCTCGGGATGTGCAAATTCATTGCGCTCCTTGCCCGAAACGATGCTTTTATCGCGGATTAGCGAGTCGAAGGATTTCTGATCGATGCCAAGATCGGCCGCCGGGAACCGGTGTCCCGGCGGAAAATGCTGGCCCTTGTAGTTGACGGTCACGCCCTTGTTGACGTAATGGTTATTGTCTACGCTCACGGTTCCCTCCTTTTAGGTATCCACATTGATGATAGTCCCGATGGTATCGATGGCCGTCGGAACAACCAGGGGGGCGCTCTGCACGCCCACCATCAGCGCATTGGGCGGTCGCTCATAGGCGAAGGGAACGAATTCTCCGGGCACAAATTCCGGCATTCTGGGAAGGCCGCGCGATGCATACTCCGCCACATATTGCGGGAGTAGTTCGACAGCGCCGAAAGCTTTGGTCAGGTACGCCTGGCGGTTCATCATGATTACCGTATCGGTCGTCATATAGGGCACGGCGCAGTTGCTAGAGTCCATGTAGAAATCGTTGTACGTGAACATGTCGAACTGATAATCGCCGATCCATGTGCGGCCCTGGAATGTGGCGCCCTTGGGGATTTCAACAGGATCGACTTTTCCAGCCTCGATGCGCCGATTATCCAAATAAGCGATTACGGCGGCATTGGTCAGGAACACGGTCCATGCGGCCTCACCGAATATGAGAGTATTCGGCTTCATTTTTCCGTCATGGAAAATAGTGTCGGCCAAATCCTGAATATCCGTTATGGGGTTGCCGGTCGCCTGATCCCATTTTATAGCTGGAGTCGATGAATGAGAGGCTTTCTTGCCGAAATCCAAACTCTCAGTATTGATCAGCGTGATCGTACCGGAATGAAGGGCCTCGGCCGCCATGCGCTCAATCTCGCGTATGATTTTTAAGGTCTGCTCACGCTGAGCATTCGTCGCGTGATAAGCAAGAATGGCCGCCCGGTCTAACGATTCAAAATTATTCATTCCGGCGATCCGCTTGATGATCTGCTGTGCCGTGAGTGGAGTCTCCTCCCAGTAAAGCGGAACCTTGTATTCGTGCGTGGTGAACACGCCCGTTACATTCGAGTTCCCGACTCCGCCCCCTCGGATGACATCGACGGCAACGCGGCGGGCATCCCGGATCACGTCGACATCGACACGCTCGATGGTGCTGACGACAAGCTCGCTCGGGTTTTTGCCGAAAAAGCTTGACAAGAATAACGGCTTCATCTGAGTGGTCACCCGCTCATCGTAAGCCGCCATCATTACTCGCATAAAAAGATCCATATGATCCCTCCTTACGTATTGTCGTAGAGCTCGAGGTCCGAGCCCGTCACGGGGATGATGCCGTTTGCCTTTAGGTCATCCTCGTGGGTTAGATGGGTTGTCCCGTTCTGCGTGGTAAGTA